GCATTTGTGTATATATCTATAAAGTTACCACGTATAGTTGTAAGTGGAGAAGTGTGTGTAGTTGCATTAAAAGGATCGTCTAAAAGTCTAAATATATCATCCTGTTGTGCAAACTTATTAAGCACTGTATCTTCTGTTACAGTATTACTATTAGGTACTCTTACTAAATTGTTACTCTGATCTTCAAAGTACGGGGGTACAAAAGCTATTTGATTGTTTGAGGAATCTATAGACACAAGAGGTGTGGTAGTACCAAAAGAAAGATCCCATATAAACCAATCATGTATATTAATATCTACAACTACAATAAAATTATTAGGGGAATTTAATGGACCGTAAGATTCCCAATATATTTCAAACCCTGGTGCAGAGTTTTCAAGCATATCTGTTATAACTTCATTTATAAATTGAGGGTATAAATTTGAACTGTACCCTAAAGAATTAAGAGTAGTGCTTGGTTGCCAAACTGTGTTAGAGACTGTAGGGTTTACATTAAACTCAGTATTTTGCAATCGTATACTATCTACAAATTCATTTCCATTTACTATTAATTGATCAAAATTAAAAGTAAAGTAGTGTATATCTTGATTATCACTAGCTACTAAAGTAGACTCTATAGGTTGACAGTTTTCAGTAAAAATTTTAGAACGTTGATTTACTAGATACATATAGTTTGCTGGTAGTTGAAATTGGTCAACAAAAATACGTCCTGGTCTTAGTTCTTCTTTGAACGTTACACCCGCCTCGTACTCAACGAGGAGGGTGCGTAGTTCATCTATTCGCTTTTGCGATTCTTCAAAACCTTCCTGATATACATTATTTTTCCCGTACCTCTGGTTTATAAACCTTTGCATAGCACGGTTTAATTCCAAGTCTATCTCTTCATCAAGCAGTTGATCTGCTCTTTGAGAGTTAATCCTGTCTACCGTCTGGCGCAGGGAAATATGCATATTAGTTACGTTCACGCTTTCTTAGTTTGAAAGTTCCTTATGTCGGAGTCTAAGAGTGTTTAGTAGACCAGACCTCTTAGGATTTTTAAGTACCCTTATAGCATCGTCCATATCCTCTCCAACTGTCTCGTCTACATTTACTACAGCGCCACCTACTTTATGTAGTACACCTGATTCTATAAACGAGCTTATCTCTGCTCTTATGTCCAGATTATCATCTGTAGCAAATTTAAGGAATTTTGCTGGACTTTTCTGCTTAAGATCAAAGAGCATATTTTCTACTTGCTCTGCATCTAAGCTATCCACTTTAACATTGCTTGTGACTCGTAGAATGTTTTTCATTCTTATAGGATCATCCGAAGCTTTGATAAATTCCCTATCAGCACGTTTAGCAACTTGTACAGCGTTATTCTTTCGCTTATCATCTTTGTTAGGGTCTTGGATATAAAATCTCATACGAGATTGTTTCTCCATTTCTTCTAAACTATCTGCTACAAGAGGGTGCCTTTTTGCAAAATTATATTTTATGTAATCCATAAGATTAAGAGGTTCGCCATCTTGATCTTTACCTACTTCCAGTTCCATACCTGAAAATCCTACAGGGATTCTAAGTTCAGCCCAAAACTTTCGTACGTATCTAGACCACTCTCTGTCTTCTGGACCTACATCCAAAAGTGTTCCGAGATATTTGGTCTCAAGAACTTTGTCCGTAAAACCTCTTAAAGGTTGCCGGTTTACAAATACACTTGAAAGTTTAACTACTGCTTCTGCTCGAATCTCTTTAGGGAGATGACTTGCCACTTCTCTTCTTCGGATATAGATTTTTTTAGTTCCGAAATCTACAGATAGCTCTGTAGTAGTGGATTTTTTTGAAGTTGTTGTTTCGACGTCCTTCTCAGCCGCTGCGTCAGGTGCAGTTTCCGTTTTTGTGTTGAATTTCATAATTCTTTCTAGTTTAAATTTCTCCTGAGATGAAAAGAATAACTCACTCAAGAAGTAAATAAAGGGGGAAAGAATTAATTTCCTCTCCCCCTGCTATTTACAGTTTGCTTAGTTTGCAATGCACTCGATATCAAGGCTAGTATCAAATCTGCTCAAGCAGACAGCACCAGTCTTTAACATGTGTACAGAAGCACCATCTACGTCAGATGCACGTGAAGTGTTGGCATCAAAACCTTTAGGTACTACAGATCCAGGAACACACCATCGTAGGTGCTCACGTCCCTTCTTAGAAATCATCTTAAGATTTGCTTTACCGTCGTAGTTAGACTGGTCAACAAATACCATTCGATAAGACTCCAAAGAGTATCCAGTCACTGGATGAAGACCTCGAGCACGAGCAACAGGACCGTGATCAAACAACGGCATTTTAACCACATTGACAGCATGACCATCAATATGCTCATAACGCTTGAAGTATCCTGTAAGTCCAAGATTTCTTCCTGATCCGTTAATGAACTCAGTAGTTGCACTTGCTTGCCACTGATTACCATTGAAGTAAGCCTTCATAGCAGTGTCAAACTCACGCATACCACCTGTACCAGTGTAAAGAGTAATCTGCTTTTGATTAGCATCGGTCATACCATAGAAAAGGTCACCAATAATATTCATAAGCTGATTTTCAGTCAAAGCAGCATAGGTCTCACGGTTGATGATTTGCTCAAGAAGACCTGGGCCTACCACAACTGGCTGACCATTCTCATCTCGCATACTAACTACACCGTCATCGCCATAAGTACGCTGACCATACCAGTACATCATCTCGCATTCTTCTTTGAACTCAAGCATGTGCTGGTACTCTTCATAATCCATCCAAAGCTTTGTAGTACCGCCTCCTTTCTTAGGTAGAGAGAACTCTGCTACAAAATCTTTAGCATTTCCAGACATATGGTAAGACTTACGTACTGTGGTAAGCTTGTTACGTACAAGCCCTGGAGCTTGCCAGTTAGAAGCATTTCCACGAGAGAAATCTACTCCAACTGGAGCAAATAACTGAGCCCATAGGTCACCTTGAGTGAATCCTACACCAAGTACTGTAGCTGCGGCTGGATTTACAAGTTGTAGAGTATAAGTCCACCCTTGTCCATTATTTGCTGCAACAGGCTCTCTCATAATACGAGCTTGCTCTCCTGCTCCGTTCACAAGAACGTAAGGAAATACAAACCACTTATCAGGGAATGTTAATTCAAATGTGGAACCCCCTTGTCCAAGGGCTGCTCCACCGTTAGTGACTGCCACAGGGCGAGTCATTAGTTTTCGAGTTGCTACGCGATATTCATACTCCAATCGGTCAATTGATTCTACATTACCTACACCTTCAGACATAAATGAAAGTGGGAAACGCATATCATCTCGGCCTGCGAGGTGTGTAACTATCGGAGACAGCTCAGTCGGCTTTGACAACATTGCGTTAGCCAGACTGTTCATGTCTGTCATTTGCGCATCGTTGAAAGTCGTGCGTACGACGGCTATATTACTGCCGCCACTAGCTGGTCCATTAATCATTGTTTCTATTATTTAAAGTTCGGAGATCAGCCTCCTAGGTTAGAAATGTCAAGATCTAAAGAATCAATATCTCCACTTATACTGCTATTAGCAGTTCGGACACTTTTAGCCTTTTTACTATTACTTTCTAACTTTGCTTTTAGGGATTTAGCAGCTTTTGTAGTTGCCTTCTTCCCAATAAATTTATCAATATCAAATCCTTTAAACATCAAAAAGTCAACGGCTAGTTTTTGGTCTAACCCTGCTTGTTGAAAATCTACATCTCTTTGAGTTGCCCCATTAGAATCTACAGGTTTTGATATATAATCGAAGAATTTTCCTTTTTCTCTTTGAGAGATTGGAATCCCCGATAGGTTATCAGATTCAGATATAAGTGTATTTACATTATTCCACATCTGAGTTGCCTCTTGTCTTGAGCGTTCATGCTGCTCTCTTTGCTGCTCTAAGGTAGCCTGTCTTTGTGCTCCTTGTGCATCAGCTAAAGCTTTACGAGCTGCTTCCGCTTTATCTTTAAGGGTGCCTTTATCTTCATAAGATTCTAGCATATCCCCAATAAAATCTTTCTCTGTACCTCGAGCTATAAAGTAGTCTGTAAGAACTTTCTTTTGAGACGTGGTATCATCCTCTTTAATATCTACTCTAGAGTAATCTACTTCAGGAGTAAAAGCCCTCATAAACTCATTAGGGTCTCCTCCTTGTTGTACAAACTCTAAATGCTTTTGAACTGTAGGAAACTTCTCGAACAGATTATCTAAAGTTTCTACAGCAAGTTTTTCAGAGATTGTTTGAGTTAGTTTAGTAAGTCCCTCAGTGGTGTCTTCAAACTCATCTTCAATCTCATACCCAAACTTTTCTATAATCTCTCCTACTACAGTAGACTCTTCTTCGTCTGCAGGTTCTTCACTTACAGGCTCTGGAGTATCTTCTACTACAGATAAAGGATTATCTTCAACTTTTCTTCAATATCTGCAGGTTGAATTTCTGCAGTGGGTTCTTCTTTTTTTTCTACAACTTCCTCCTTAGCTGGTTCTTCCCTTACCGGCTGTGGGGTTAGTATATCGTCAAACTCGATATCTATAGGTTGTATTTGATCTTGGTTATTTTCCATTATTACAAAATTAATAGGGATATTCTTTTATACCTATATCTTTTAAATTTTAAAGGTGATATTAATATTATAGCATTTACTATGCATTTCTTGCTCTTTCAGCCATTTCATCTGCAAGTTGATTCATATAAGCTTTATTAGAGATAGTATAGTATGAGTTACAATTTCTACATTTCATTTGAGCCTTTTTTATACCTGTAGCTGTAACTCTTGTTTTAGCATGACCTGCTTCTGAAGACCCACACTTAGGACATTCGTATTTCTCACCCCCAAGTACTACAGATACATTTGTATTGTGTTGTATATAAGGTTGGATATAGTGAAAGACTTCTTCTAGTTTTTCTACATCTACTTCACAATACTTTACCATTTTCTTTAAAGCTTTGTAATAGCTTTTAGGTAAATCTACTTTATAACCTAAATGTTTTGGGATTAGTGGTAGGCATATAAGATTCCAATCTTCGTACTCCATAGGAGTCTTACCTTCCCCGGTTAAACGCTTGGCTATAAACTCTAATGCGTTAGAATCCATTCTAAAGTGAGACCTTGCTTTTTTTAGAGTATCTAAACTTTTAAATCTTGGTGGACAAGGTATGCTATGATACAAACATCTAGTTCGTATAATCTTTTCATCAAAGTTATCTCCGTTGTGAGCTATTACTTCATCGGCTTCTAAAGCTACATCCATAAACTTTGTAAGTAGGTCTTTATCACACCCTTCGTCCCACTGTAAGCTGTAAGTTTTCTTTTGCCCCTCCCACTTATAAGATATGCAGATTATAGCTGACTCTATAAGAACATCTGAATGTCTTATCACAGCTTTCCAAGAAGGTCTCCAAAATTTACCTACTTCAAAGCTTGTTTCTATATCATAAAATAATCTTTTGAATCCACTAGGAGGGAGTTTAAATTCCATGTTTAGAAAGGATATATTAGTAACTGATTGATCTACTGATTGTTACAAATATAAGATATTATTTAGAGAGTTGAGCTAACTGCTTAAGTACCTCTTTTTGCTCTCCTTTACTCTGAGCCATGTCAAATTTTTCTGCAAGTTCTTGTATAGCTTTAGAAGTTAAATCTCCCATTCCAGAGTTTAGAATAATAAGAGAATCTCTAAAGGATGCGTTATTTTCAAGTAATGCACCTAAATCTTTATTATTACAATCAGAATTTTGAATACATCCAGCAGATAAATAATTTGATATTTCCGAGTCTTCTAAAGCTTCACTTCTAAATTTGTAGTTGTAATCTTTAGGTAAAGGATGATATGCAAAGCCAGAACTTAGACTGTCCATTACTCCTTCAGAATATGGAATCCCTTTTTGATATTTTGCATATGTAACATTTTCTGGAGTTCCTGGATAAGCTTCTAACCCTGAACTATATCCCTCATAATTTTCATATCCTTTTGAAGGTATATTTGTAAATTTATACACTCCTGCAGGAGTTCCTGCTCCATATTCATAAAAAAGACTTTCTTTTTTTACTTCTTCAGTAGTTTTTAATCCTTCTGGAGTTTCCCATTTTCTTATAGACCCATCATCGTTTTTTGCAAATCTTGAAAGAGAAGCTACATATCCAAGTTCATCAGGTTTACCTTTTCTTGTATCAGTACTTGTACCTACAATTGTCGGCATTTTTTTAATAGGGACTCCATCTTTCATTACATACATTTGATCATCTGCAAGGATAACTCCTGTGTTAAGATCTTGTGCACCTCGAACAAGCATCTCTTCAAATGTTTCTTCTTTTATAACTTTCTCTATAGCATCTATAGCCTCTGGAAGTTCAAACTTACTTTTTACTTTATCTATAGTCCCCCGTACTTTATTTTGAATGCTTTCGTTTTTACCTAGTCTCTGAGAGTAACTATCTTCAGCTATATCACCTAAGTAATCTTTTAACTCTGAAAGACTAGATGTTCCTGCATCTATAGCTTCCAGTACTTCACTTTTAGCAGAGTCTATAAAATCATTTCCATCTTCTATTAATCTGTCTACAACAGGCTGCATGTCAGGCATTTCTGGAAGGTCAGGTAGATACTCTCCAAATGACTCTAAAAGATTTCTAGACTTATCTTGAACAACTTTATTTCTTTCCACTCTGTCTTCATAGCTTGGAAAATCTATATCAGGTAAGTTTACATCAGGTAAGTCTACATCTGGTAGATCTGGAAGGAAGTCTCTAAACTTTTTTACAGCTCTCTTAGCTTTATCCTGTACTATTTTATTTTTATTTACTCTATCCTCATAGGTAGGAGTATCAAAATCTGGAAAGTTTATTTCAGGTAGATCAGGTAATAAATCTCCAAGACTTCCTAATGCACTCTTAACTTTATCTTGTACAGCTTTATTTTTTGCAACCCTATCTTCGTAAGTAGGTAAATCTACATTTGGAAGATTTACATCAGGCATTGAAATGTCAGGTACAGATATTTCAGGTACAGATATATCAGGCATTGAAATATCCATTGAAGGCATCTCTGGCATTTCTACAGTAGGCATTTCAATATCAGGCATACTTGGTAGTACATCTTCCACTGTAATTTTTGGAGGAGTTACTACAGCATCAGGAGATTTGGGATGAAATCCTACTCCTGGTCCTACAGCTCCTGTTAAAGGCTCTACAGGTGCAGGTGCTCCTACTGGGCCTGTTGGACCTGTAGGTCCGTCTATAATTCCAAATACTTTATTTCTAATAGCTGCTTCTGCTGCACTTCCTTCAGAGGGCTGTATCCAATTTTTAGAATCTTT